ATGGCAGCCGCAGCGGCACCACTCATTGAGGGAGCGCTCGCGCGCCTACTGGTTGCGCTGGGCATAGGTGTCGTCGCCGACGGCGCGACCAAAGAAGTGCTCAAGCGGAAAGAGGAAGCCGATAACGCCCGCACCGCGCCCATTGCGAAAACTGAAGCTCAAACGAAGACCAAGGAAAAGTGCAAAGACTGCACCCCCGACAAAGGGACCTTGGTAACGCGCAACTGGAATATGTCGGATGTGTCGCGCGCCTACCAGGCGCGCATCACGGGCTTTGCGCCGTTCACTGAGTGGAACTTTGCGGGCGTTGATTTCGATGGTTTCCAATCCGCGCCGTGTCTGCTGCTAGAAGCCAAGGCAAAGTACGATCAGTTCTTCGATGATTTCGGACCGTTTGAGTGGTGGAAAGGTGACCAGCCCCTCATGGCAGAAGCCACCAAGCAGGCTCTGGTAGCGAAGCCGATGCCGCCAGTTCAGCTACATTGGCACTTTATGGAGCCACACAGCTACGCCTACTTCACCCGGATTTTTGCCGCCATGCGGCTCACGATCGAAACGCATTACACACCATGAAGCGTCCCTACGAGCTAACCGCTGTCTTCCGCCATCAAGGCTCCCTGGAAGCCATTGCCTTGCTGCAGGAACTGGCAACGTTTTGCCGCGTGCTGGGTGAGCAATCGCCCGAGCTGTCGACCTGGTACCTGAAAGGCGATTCCAAGGAAGAGGCAACCCGGTACGAGGTGTTCGACGCCAACGGCCCGACCACAGCGGCGACCGCGGTTGTTACCGAAGAACTCCGGAAAGAAGTGGATCCGCGCATCATCGGCATTTGGAATGGCAAGACCGACGCCAACGGCGCGTCTCTCCAACTCATCGCGCGACCTGGCTCCGAGACATCGACAGCCATATTGCGGGTCAAACCAGGCGCCTTTCCCCAGGCCTATGAAGGCGCAGTAGCAGTCGTGCAAGCAGCAGCTTTGCAATGGCAAGCAAGCGCCATCACGCTTGAATCGGGCGGGTACTTTCCCCTCAAGGTGTTCAAGGACAGGCCTGGCGTCGGCTGGATGATCTATCTGCCGCAGACGCTGACGGTGCAGCAAGTGCCCGAAGCCGGCGCCTTGATTCCCGTGATGGACGGCAAGAAGCAAATTGGCACCATTGTCGTGAGCGTCACGGATGCGCCGTTCTCCGACGCTGATCACGAGCACGTGCGCATCGCCAACAAGATTGAGGTGCGTCTGGTCGACCAAGATTTGCTGCCGCGCGTGACGGACCTTTAAGCAATCTTCCCTGCGAGCACCGCCATGTACGACTCCGAAGATGACTTGCGAGCCCTACTTGGAGTTGGGGCCGAATCTGTGAGCCTCGACTTCAAGGATGGCATCAAGCTCAACAATATGACCAATGACGCGCGCAAAGAGTTGGTCGTCGATGTCACCGCGATGGCGAACTCGGGAGGCGGCACGATCATCTACGGAATTGCAGAGCAGCAGCTGGATGGCCGTTCGCTCGCGGGCACGATTTCCCCCGTGACCGACGATCGCGTCACCCAAGACCGGCTGCGCGAGATCGTCTACTCGAACACCGACCCTGCTTTTTCCGATTTCAAGATTAAGTGCATTCCCGTTGCCCAAGGGAATGTCTTCGTAGTGGAAGTTGCAGAAGGTGATACAGCGTTCCAGAACAAGATAGATCGGCGGTACTACAACCGTGTGGATGCATCGTCGGTCCCAATGTACGGCTATGCCATCCGTGACGTCATGAACAGGCGGACGAGGCCGATCCTCGTCCCCTCCCTGCAAATCAACTACGTAGACCTACACGAACAGCAACACCGATATGTCGTTACGCCCGCCCTCGAAAATATCGGCAGGTTGACCGTAAACCACTGGACGCTATCGGTTGGGCTACCGGTCGGTTACGGCTTCGTGCAAGGCGACTACAACCGCCAAGTGCGTGGTTTCCACCCATATGGCAACTTTGATCCTGACTGTTCCTGGTTCGAGTTTTCATCCGAACGCCATCCGGGAAGTGCTGCCCGTATCCTTCCTGGAGAAACGCGGCACCTCGGTCAGGACGGTGGTTACGGGCTATTAGAGATCCGGATAAGCGCATTCGACGGGGGGAGACTGTTGCACAGTGGTCCCTCTCTTCGTTGGGTACTTTGCATGGACGATTCCCCTAAGTCTGAAGGTGAAGTTCCTTACGACCAATGGTGCCGGTGGTGAGCGTCTAAGCCCCCAACCCATACTCCTCAAACCTAACCACCTCCTCCCCCACCCACTCATTAATCGCCAGCAACCGATCCTGCAGGGGCTTCACCTCGTTGCGCGCGAACACCTTGGCAGCCTTCTCGACGTCGCCAAAGCCACCGGTATTCGACGGAATGATCCCCATGAGCTGAGGCGGCACCCGGTGCGCCGCGAGCTGATCATCGCGAGTCACGTTCTTGATGTTCCAGAACTCATCTTTCGCCGCCACCTCCGACACCGGTAAGAGCTGAATCCCATCCTTCTTGCCGTTGGGCGCGTACATGAACAGGTTGCGGAAGTTGCCCGGCCCCTTGGCGCTCTTCATCGCCTCGCGCAGTCGGTCAACATCTTCCTGGCTATGCGCCGCGTCGGTCATGTACAGGATGAAGCCCGCGTGCGACCCGTTCTTGTAGTAGCGCCGGCGAAACAGCGTGGCCGACTCGTTGAGCCAGGTGGCATTGAGCGCCGAGAGGTATTCCGGCAACCCGTACACCTCCTGGTTGATGTCTGGCTCCTGCAGGTGAAAGATCGTGCCCGGCGCGAACTCATGCGGCTGTTGGTAGCTCTGTACAAAATAGTAGGTCGAAAGGTCCAGGCCTCGCCGCATGTACTTCGCCAGGGCCGGCTGCAGCCCCATGCTGGAGGCTGCCCGGCTGATCCGGTTTTCCAGGTAGGCATTGCCGAACACTTGCCAGTCGAGCACGAAGCGCTCGAACGCCTGGCGTGACAGCAGCTTGTGCGGGATAAACGTGCTCACCAGGATGTTGCGCTTCACAAAGATGGCCGAGCTGTGATGTGCTGCCGCGCGGAACGAGCGCGCCAGGCCATCGAGCGGCATCGGCGGCTCGAACCACTTGCCCATGCGCATGCATTCGACGTAGTCGAGCAGCTCGCGCCGGTCGAGTACCTCGATCGGATCGCCAAACGAAAAGGCCTCCGCGCGCGGCGCGCGATGGGTGTTTTGTTCGGCCGGCGCCTGGGCGTCGACGACACGCACGTGCGGGTTACTTGCACCGGCGGCGCGGCGGTTCTTGTTGCGGCTCATGAGAACTCCAAAATGCTGGTATTGGTCGCGCTGGCGCCTTCGATGGGTTCATTGGAAAGCGCATGCATGGTTGCCCACGCCAGGTCGGCGTGGCTGATCTCTTCGGAGCGTCCGGCCTGGTAGGTGACGCGGCCACCGCCGGCGGTGACGGTTTTTTTGATCGCCATGAACGACGCGGCCAGGTCCGACCACCCGGCGTCAAACTCCAGCCGGCCTTTGCTGATCACGTCGTAGGCTTTGAGTACCAGCGCCGTCTTCACTTCGACGCTGTAGGTGTAACCCTTCGCATCGGGGCGAACCTTCGTCACGATCTTGTAGACCGCGTCACCGATGCCCGTCCTGTCGATGCCGATGTGCGTCACGTTGTAGCGCTCGCACACGCGCAAGATGGCCGAGGCCTGCTCTTCATAGTCGATGCCCTTGAACTGGTGTTTCTCCAGCACGCGAAACTTGCCGCCCGGCACGAGCGGCGGAGCGACCACGACCAGCGCAGCGCTGTCTCCACCGCCGCCGTTGGGGTCATAGCCCACCCACACCTGGCGGTAGCCAAACGGGCGCGGCGCGAACGGCCGGAAGTCGTCCCACACCTCCCAGCTATCCACCATGCCGCGCATGAGCAGCGACAGCGGAAACACCGACGCCGTGTCGTCCACGAACTCGCACATGAGCAAGTTGGCGTAGTCGAGGTCGCTGTACTCGCGCATCAACTGGTCGAGGTCAAACAGGTTGCAGCCACCGCGCAGCGCGTCCTCCACCGTCACGATCTGGCGCCACTGGCCGTCAGCGCACCGCATGCCATCGCGCAGCGCGGCATGGCTCACATCCAGCTTGATCTGCTTGTCCTTCGGCTTGCCTCGGTTGAACAGCGTGCCCGACCAGAACGGATACGCCTCATGCGCCAGGCTGGAGGGTGTGGAGAAATACGTCTGCCGCCAGTGCTTGTGGATCGCCATGCCGGAGGCGACCTTGCGCAGCTCCTGGAAGCGCGGCACCCAGAAGTACTCGTCGAAATACAGGTTGCCGTGATAGCTCTGGGCGGTGCGCGCATTCGTGCCTAGGAAGTACAGCGTGGCGCCGTTGGGCAGCACCATCGGATCGCCTTTCAGCTCGACGCCGGCAGCATCCTTCGCGAACTGCACGATGTACTGCTTGAAGACGTGCGCCTGGGCCTTGCTGGCCGACAGGAAAATCTGATTACGCCCCGTGGTCAAGGCGTCGATGAACGCCTCGCGCGCGAAATACCAGGTCGCCCCGATCTGTCGCGACTTCAGGATGTTGCGGATGCGCTCGGCCTGGCCAGCGCGATACCACACGTCCTGGTAGCCGAACAGCGAATCGTGGAACGCGTCGAGCAACTGCTTCTGCTCTTCCGGGCTCACCGCGTTGCGCTCTGCCTTCTTCCGTGGCCCCGCATTGCGATTAGCCACCTTGGGGTTGAGGTCGCTCTCGTTGCCGCCGTCGCGGTAGCGCTCACGGCGCGCCAGGCTGTCGAGCTGCCGCCGCAGCAGATCGATCTCCTTGAAGTCGCGCCCCTCCTTCTTGTCCTTGGCGACCAGGCGCATCAAGCGCTCTTCGATCGTCAGCGCAACGCGTTCATCGGGCGTGGTGTCAGCCCACCCGTCGCGCCGCTTCCAACTGTGGATCGTCACCGGTTTGACGCCCAGCATGTCGGCGATGCGCGCCACGCGATAGCCCTGCCAGTACAGGGTGCGTGCGATGCGGCGCGGGTCCTTTTCCGGGTCGATGGTGAGAGAGGCAATAGGCGGCAGCGTAGTCATGCCGCAACGCTACCGGCCCCGCGCGCGCGTGCCACGCGGCGCCTGTTGTGGCGCGGGGTTCCACAACATCAACGCGTTGCCCGCGCGGGTGTCCGGCGCTGAAATGGCAACACCACCGAACCACCGGGACACCGACCACAGAGGACACCATGCCCACCAAGTTTTTCCGCATTGCCACCGAAGGCGCGACGAGCGACGGCCGCGTGATTGACCGCGAAACGCTGGTCCAGATGGCGAAGAGCTACGACCCGAAGGTCTACACCGCGCGCGTCAACCTGGAGCACATCCGAGGCTACGACCCGGCCGGCCCCTTCAAGGCTTACGGCGACGTGGTTGCACTGAAGACGGAAGAGGTGGACGGCAAGCTGGGCTTGTTCGCGCAGATCGACCCGACCGACGAGCTGGTGGCGATGACGAAGGCCCGTCAAAAAATCTTCTCGTCGATGGAGGTGCAGCCGAGCTTTGCGGACACCGGCGAGGCCTACCTAGTCGGTCTTGCCGTGACGGACAACCCTGCCAGCCTGGGCTGCGACGTGCTCAAGTTCAACGCGCAGGCGCCTGTGAATCCCCTGGCGGCGCGCAAGCTGGATCCGGCCAATTTGTTCACGGAAGTGGTGCAAGTGGAGGTTGATCTCTCGCAATCGGTCGCGGCCGACCCGGCGCCTGTCCCGTCGCGCTTCGCCGACAGCATCAAGGCGCTCTTCTCCAAGCAACGCAAGACGGACGACAGCACTGACGCCCGCTTCGCTGACGCGCAGGAAGCCATTCAGACCGTTGCCACACAGGTGCAGACGATGGGCGAACAGGTCGTTGCGGGCTTCAAGAGCATCAACGACCAACTGGCAGCGCTGAAGACGCAAGGCGAGCAGCGCGACCAGGCCTTCAACACGCTCAAGAACGGCATGGAGACCACGCAGGCCTTCGCGTCGCGCCCGCCGGCGACCGGCGGGAATGGCGCCGCCGAAATCAAGACCGACTGCTGACCCGGCCACCGGACCCAGCACCACCACGAAGACCATCAACCGGAGTCAACACATGCGTAACAACACCCGCCGCCTCTACGATGCCTATGCGGCCGAAGTCGCCAAACTGAACGGCGTCGATCGCGTCGACGTGAAGTTCTCGGTCGAACCGACTGTGCAACAGCGCCTGGAAGACAAGATCCAGGAATCGAGCGACTTCCTGAAGAAGATCAACTTCCACGGCGTGACCGAGCAAGAGGGCGAGAAGATCGGCCTGGGCGTGTCCGGCCCGGTAGCGAGCACGACCGACACCACCAAGCAGGATCGACAAACGTCCGACATCTCCACGTTGGACGGCCGTCACTACCGCTGCGAACAGACCAACTCCGACACACACATCACGTACCAGAAGCTGGACGCCTGGGCGAAGTTCCCGGACTTCCAGACGCGGATCCGCGACGCCATCATCCGCCGCCAGGCGCTGGATCGAATGATGATTGGCTTTCACGGTGTGAAGCGCGCGCCGACGTCTGACCGTGCCGCCAACCCGATGCTGCAGGACGTCAACAAGGGCTGGCTGCAAACGATGCGCGAGCAAGCCCCGCAGCGCGTTATGACGGAAGGCAAGAAGGACTCGGGCAAGATCGTCGTCGGCGGTGCCGGCGGCGATTACGCCAACCTGGACGCTCTGGTCTTCGACGTGGTGAACCACATGATTGACCCGTGGTACGCGGAAGACCCGGAGCTGGTCGTGGTGTGCGGCCGTCAACTGCTGGCCGACAAGTACTTCCCCATCATCAACCAGTCCAACCGCCCCACCGACGCCCTGGCAGTGGACCTGATCGTCAGCCAGAAGCGCATCGGCAACCTGCCTGCTGTGCGTGTACCGTACTTCCCGGCCAATGGCCTGCTGGTGACTCGCCTGGACAACCTGTCCATCTACTACCAGGAGGGCGCCCGCCGTCGCACGATCGTGGACAACGCCAAGCGCGATCGCATCGAGAACTACGAGTCGAGCAACGACGCGTATGTCCTTGAAGACCTGGGCTGCGCAGCATCGGCCGAGAACATCACGGTGGCTGCGTAATGAGCAGCCCGGCCCGCAATCACTTCTTGCGGGCCTGCGCCGCTCTCGCGGCGCAGGCCGAGCAGGATGCGAACCCTTTGCAGAACGCATCGGGGTACGAACTCATGCTGGTGCAGCTAGGTGAGCACAAACGCCAACTCAAGCAGATTCAGTCGGTCGAGCGCAAGGCAGAGGCCAAGCGCCGGATGCTGCCGGAGTACGCGGCCTGGATGGAGGGCGTGCTGCAGGCCGACAGCGGCGCGCAGGACGACGTCTTCATGACAGTGCTGGTCTGGCACATCGATGCGGGGGAATTCGCTGCTGCGCTGCCGCTGGCCGCTTACGCGATCCGCCACAAGCTGACGATGCCCGACCAGTACAAGCGCACCACCGCCTGCCTCATCGCAGAGGAGTTCGCCAACATGGTGCTCAAGGCGCCCGAGGCGATCCGACTGGAGGACGCCGGCGCGCTCGTGGAACTGGAGGCGCTGCTGAATGGGGAAGACATGCCGGACGAGGTGCGCGCCAAGCTCCACAAGGCACTCGGCTACGCGGTCAACCAAGCCGTCACCGGCATGGATGACGCCACGGCGCGAGAGCTGCGAGAACAAGCGCTGACCCACCTGCGCCGCGCCCTGGAGCTGCACGACAAATCCGGCGTGAAAAAGGACATCGAGCGCATCGAGCGCGAGATCAAGAACGCAGCCCCGACCGGCGCCCAGGAGGGCGACGGGAAGAGCTGACACCGAGCGTGACCCCGCGCATCAGGCGGCACGGGGCAGTCTTCCGGCCTGCCGCGAAGCCTTGCCCCGTCCACCGCCTCCCCATTCACTGAACCCATGTCTTCATTCATCGCAGCCGCACCCGTGCCCGCGCCGGCACAACCGGGTGGTGAGCCGATCGGCAACGACGGCTTCTTCCCTGATATCGACCTCGACCACGCGTACGCAGCCATGCGCCTAGACGGCACCGTCCCCCCGCAGCGCCTGCGCGCCTCGCTGGTGGAGGCGGTGATTTCGGTCAACGCCGAGCTGGAGGCCTGGAAGGTGGCGCAAGTGTCGTTCGGCCGGTTGACGCTGGTCGACGTGCCGGCGCCCAAGATCGACGACAAGAGTGCCCACCTTCACCGCTACCACCGCGCCGTGCACTGCATGGCGGCCGCGTGGCTCATTGAGCGGTACCGGACGATCGACGCGACGGCCACGGGCGACCGCAAGGCCGAGGCCGAGAACCTGGGCGTGGACGATCTGCGCCGCGATGCGCGCTGGGCCATCAGTGACCTGATGGGTGTGAGCCGCACGACGGTGGAACTCATCTGATGCGCGTGCGTGCCATCCAGGGCGACACCGTGGACGCCATCTGCCAGCGGGTCTACGGCCGCACGGCAGGCGTCACCGAGGCCGTCCTATTGGCCAACCCGGGCATTGCCGATCTGGGGCCGATCCTGCCGCACGGCACCGAACTCGACATGCCCGACATTTCCCCGCAGCCGGCCCTGCAAATGGTCCAGCTCTGGGACTGACCCCAAGGAACCCATATGGCTGAACCCATTTCCACCAGCTCAACCGCTACGCTCGCTGTGACGGGCGCCGGGGCGCTGTCCATCCTGCTACCCGGCGTCGACCCGGGCGCCGTGCTGGGTGCCTTCGCCGGCGCTGCCGTCTTCGTGCTCAACAGCGGCGAGCTGGGCACAGTCAAGAAGCTCGGCTTCCTGGCCGCGTCGATCGTGGCGGGCCTGCTGTCGGCGCCGCTGGCCGCTGCGCTCCTTGCCCGGGCGCTGCCCACCAACACCGAAGTGAGCCAGGCCGTGGGGGCGCTCGTGGCCTCCGCCGTGGTCGTGAAGCTGCTGCTGGCCATGATCCGCCTGGCCGACAACAGCGACCGGCTGGGGGCCATATTCAAGGGCATCACCGGCGGCACCGACAAGGGAGGCAACCCATGAAGGCCCTGTTCATCGTGCAGGCCGTGCTGTGCGCCTTGATCGCGCTGCGCCTGCTGCTCTTCAAGCGCGAGGGCGCAGCACACCGGCCCTGGGCGTCTCGCCTGGCCTATGGCCTGGTGGTGCTCACCGGCGCCGTCACGATCGGCGTGCTCTTCGGCCGCTACGAGTGGGCGCTGCTCGCGCAGAACGGCATCACGGCTGTGCTGTGTGTGGCGGTCTTCGCCGTGCGCGGCAACGTGGTGGAGCTGTTCCGCATGGGCGGCGCCGATTCGTCCTGTGTTGTGCGATTTCTGCGGAGGCTCTCATGATGGTGCTGAAACAGGGGCGCCTGGGCGCCGAGGTGCGCGAGCTGCAGCGCATGCTGGCGGTCAAGGGCTTCAACGTGCCGGACACCGGGGAATACGGCCCCGACACGGCCGCCGCCGTGCGGGCCGCGCAGGCGCGCTTTGGCCTGGTGGTGGACGGCATTGCCGGCCCCAAGACCCTGCAGGCATTGCAGGACGGCGCACGCAGTCCGCGCCTGCTGACCGACACCGACCTGATCGCCGCCGCCGACACGCTGGGTGTGCCGGTGGCGGCCGTCCGTGCGGTGAACGAGGTGGAGAGCCGGGGCAATGGCTTCCTGCCCGATGGCCGGCCGGTGATTCTCTTTGAGCGGCACGTGATGTACCGCCAGTTGCAGGACGCCGGCCGCGATGCGGATGCGCTCGCGCGGCAGTTCCCGAACCTAGTCAATCCGAAGCGCGGCGGCTATGTGGGCAAGGCCGGTGAGCACATGCGGCTCTCCCAGGCCCTCGCCATCGATGAGGCCTGCGCGCTGTCGTCCGCGAGCTGGGGCCTGTTCCAGGTCATGGCCTATCACTGGCTGCGGCTGGACTACCGCAGCGTGCAGGACTTCGTGGCCACCATGCGCACCAGCGAGGCCGCGCAACTGGAGGCCTTCGTGCGGTTCGTCAAAGCCGATACGACGTTGCTCAAGGCGCTGCGTGCCGGCAAGTGGGCAACCTTTGCTTCCGGCTACAACGGCGCCGACTACAAGGCCAACCTGTACGACGTGAAGCTCGAGCGCGCCTTCGAGCGTTACCAGGCCGACGAGGCGGTGGCCACATGAACCGCGCCGCCGCCATCGTCGCGCTACTGGCTGTGGTTGCCGGCTTCGCCTGGTGGGCCACGCACAGCTACACCGCCGCAGTCGACCGCGCCGAGAAAGCCGAGACGGCCGCCAGCGAGCTGCGCACGCAGCTCAAGAACGCCCGTGGCGCCACGGTCACCGTCACGCAGTACGTGGACCGTGAGCGCGTCATCCGCCTCAAGGGCGACACCATTGTGAAGGAGGTCCCTCGCTATGTTCCGATCGAAGCTGACGCTGCCTGCGCTGTGCCTCGCGGCTTTGTGCGGCTGCACGACGCCGCTGCCGCCGGCGCAGTGCCAGATCCACATCCCGGAGATGCTGATGCGGCCCCCTCGGGCGTTGCACTCTCTGCCGTCGCCGGCACCGTTGCCGGCAACTACACCGACAGCCTTGCCAACAGCGAGCAATTGAAGACGCTGCAGCAGACCTTGCGCGACCAGGGCGTGACGATCATTGGCGAGGCTTCCACACCATGATGAAGGCCACCAGCCTGCGCGAGGCCTTGACGGCGGCCGTGCCACACCTGGCCGCGCACCCCGATGCGCTGCACGTGTTTGTGGATGAAGGGAACGTGGTCGGCACCGGCGCGCGAACGCTCGGCTTCGAGTATCGGTACACGCTGACGCTCATCGTGACCGACTACCCGCACAGCTCGGACACGATCGTCGTGCCGGTCCTGGCCTGGCTGCGCACCAATCAGCCCGATACCTTCACCAACCCCGACAAGCGCGAGGATGCGTTCAAGTTCGAAGCGGAAATCCTCAACCACACCACGGTCGACATCTCCATCAAGCTGAAGCTGACCGAGCGGGTGACGGTCAAGGTGGAAGGCCCCGGCTACCAGGTGGAGCACCACCCCGAGCCCATCAACGCGGAGGACGATCCGGCGAGCTGGAGGCCTGCGTGAGCGGGCTGCACGCGCTCGATGCCTACCTGGCCGGCCTGCTGGCCAAGCTGGACGCGCCGCAGCGGCGTCTGCTGGCCCGGGCCATCGCGGTGGAGCTGCGCCGGCGCCAGGCCGCGCGCGTCGCCACGCAGCGCAACCCGGACGGCAGCGCCTACGCGCCCCGCAAGCCGCAGTTGCGGCACAAGCGGGGTGGCATCCGCCGCGCGATGTTCTCGCGCCTGCGCATGGCGCGTTATTTCAAAGCCCAAGCCGACCCCAACACGGCCGTGGTGACCTTCGCCGGGACCGCGCAACGCATCGCCACCGTGCACCACTTCGGGCTGCGCGATCGCGTCAACAAGAACGGGCTGACCGCCAAATACCCGGCACGCCAACTGCTGGGTTTTGACGATGGCGATATTGCAAACATAACCGACATCGTGTTGCTGCACTTGCAGCGATCCGCGTAGTTCGGAGCACTGTTGGGCTCGACACTCGCACGCTACTGCGGCTGGCGCACGAGGGCGCTACTTGCCTTCGTTCATGCGCTTTTCGGCCTCCACTATGGCCGTCTCTTTATCGACGATCCAATGAATCAGGAAGCGCAAGCAGGCACGGTAGGCGTCTGTGACGCTGGACATAAAGTCGCTGGCGATCGAGTCTCTGATATGGTCAGTGCTGGTGCCGCCATCCAATCGAGATTGAGCCTTGGCCGCCATGTTCTTGACCATGTCGTACATGTGCATGCTTTGAATCCAGCTTCGGACCGGGTCACTGTCGAACTTCACAACAGTTAGGTCGTGGGCAAACACATTTCGTATCTTGCTGACGGCAGTAAGATCGCGCTGTAGCTCGGGGCCTATGATCCGTAGCATGTATGCAAGGCGAATCTTGGTTCCAAACGGACCCAGCGGACCGCTGGGTTGGAACAGCTCTCGTGCGATCTTTTCATCTCGGCGCATATACAGACGCAGCAGGCTCGTCAGATGGTTTTCAACGATCGCACCGAGCAGGACTGCCATCGCACGCTCAGAAGATTGATCGTAGAAGGCGTGGAGCTCTTCTTCTGTGAGCTTGTCATTCAATGCCCTGCGGCCGCTGCGCTGCTCTTCTTCTTGCAGCAGTGCATCAAGGGCGTCCATTGGTTGGGAAACAGGGCCTTCTTCTGTATCAAGGTTGTCGGTCATTGCTCCTCCGCATTGGCCGATTGGTGGACACGATATCGGTTGATATTCTGCCCTGTGTCGCTTTGTCGTTGTGACAACCGCCTGCACAACAACAGTCACGTGCGGTCTTCGCGCGCGCACGGCACTCTGCGGAGATGGATACCGCAGAACTCGCCCGTCTCTTAGAAAACCTCATCCGCACCGGCCGCGTCACCGAGGTGCGCCACACCCGGCCGCCCGCCGTGCGCGTGCGCACCGGTGGCATGACCACCACGTGGCTGCCGTGGTGCGAAGACCGCGCCGGCGACACACGCACCTGGAACCCGCCAACCGTTGGCGAGCAGGTGGTGCTGCTGTGCCCGAGCGGCGACCTGGCCAACGGTATTGTGCTGTGCGCCATCCCCTCGGATGATGCCGACGTGCCGAGCCACGACGGCAATCAGACCGTCACCCTGTACCCGGACGGTGCATGGACCGCCTACGACCACGGCGCGGGCCTGTTGTCCGTCCATGGGGTCAACACCGTGTTCCTGGAGGCCGCCACCAGCGTGCTGGTGAAGTGCCCCGACACCACCTTCGACGGCAACGTGACCGTCAAGGGCAACGCCACCGTCCAAGGCCTGCTCGCGTTCCAGAACGGCATTGCTGGCAAGGGTGGCGAGAACGGCAACGTCATCACGGGCGACCTCACGCACCAGGACGGCAAGCTGTCGTCCAACGGCGTGGTGCTCGACAACCACGGGCACGGTGCCGTGCAGCGCGGTGGTGACTGGACCGAGGGCACCAAATGAGCGGCCTGAACGCCACCACCGGTCGCGCCATCAGCGACCTGGCCCACATCTGGCAATCGGTGCGCGACATCCTCACGACGCCCATCGGCTCGCGCGTGATGCGACGCGACTACGGCTCGCTGATCCCTGAGCTGATCGACCAGCCGATGAACCCGGCCACCCGCCTGCGCCTCATGTCCGCGTCCGTCTCGGCGCTGGTGCGCTGGGAGCCGCGCCTGCGCATCTCGTCGGTGCAGTTCTCCGTCGACACCATGGGCGCCGCGGTCATCGACATTGAGGGCGAACGCATCGACGGGCCGCGACGCGAAGCCGTGCGCAATCTGACCATCCCGCTGCGAGGCTGACCATGGGTGCCCTGATCGACCTCTCGCAACTGCCGCCGCCCAACGTGGTGGAAGCGCTCGACTACGAAACGATCCTTGCTGAGCGCAAGGCCGCGCTGATCGCGCGCTACCCGGCAGAGAAGCAAGCCGAGATTGCCGCCGTGCTGGCGCTCGAATCCGAGCCGCTGACCAAGTTCCTGGAGGAATCGGCGTTGCGCGAGCTGCTGCTGCGCCAGCGCATCAACGAGGCCGCGCGCGCGGTAATGCTGGCCTACGCCAAGGGCGAAGACCTGGAACACATCGCGGCACTCTTTGGGATTGAGCGCCTGGTCATCAAACCGGCCGACCCGATCGCCGGGACACCGGCCGAGATGGAGAGCGACACCGACCTGCGCCTGCGCGTGCAGCTCGCGCCGCAGTCGTTCTCGGTCGCCGGCCCGGAAGGCGCCTATCACTCTCACGGGCGCAATGCGGACGGTCGCGTCCTGGATGTGTCGGCCACCAGTCCAACGCCTGGCGAAGTGCGAATCACGGTGCTCTCGCGCGAAGGCGACGGCGCCGCCGCGCCCGATCTGCTGGACAAGGTTCTGGCGGCGCTGCGCCCGGAAGAAGTGCGCCCACTGACTGACTACGTGACGGTGCAGTCGGCCACGATCCTGCCTTATGCGGTCTCGGCCACGCTGCACCTCTTCCCAGGCCCCGACGCCACCGTGGTGGTCACCGAGGCTCGCAAGCGCCTGGCCGCCTACGTGGAGGCCTGCCACCGACTGGGGGCCGTCGTGGCGCGCTCCGGGCTGGACGCCGCCTTGCACGTTGCGGGCGTGCAGAAGGTAGAGCTGCACTCGCCCGCCGATGAGATTCTTGCCGATCCGACGCAGGCCCCGTATTGCACCGACATGACCGTCACGCCAGGAGCCCAGCGTGCGTAGCCTGTTGCCACAGAGTTTGTTGCCACCGAATGCGACGGAGCTGGAGCGCAACGCCACGGCCGTGGCCGGCGTCATCAGCGATCTGCCGGTGCCGCTGCGCACCTTGATCGACCCGGACACCATCCCCGCGCACCTGCTGCCGTGGCTCGCCTGGCACCTGGGGCTCGATGCCTGGAAAGACTACTGGCCCGAGCAGGTGAAGCGCGCCCGCGTGCGAGCCGCGATCCCGATCGCGCGCAAGAAGGGCACGGCCGCTGCGGTGCGCGAAGTCGTGGCCTCCTTCGGCGCCAACATCGCCCTGCGCGAGTGGTGGCAGATGGAGCCCAAGGGGCGGCCGTACACCTTCGAGCTGGTGATGACGGTCAGCGAGCGCGACGACATCCCGTCGACGGCGGATTTCGTGGCGGACATCGTGGCCGAGATCGACCGCACCAAGCCCGTGCGCGCGCACTACACCTTCACCCAGGGCTTCAACCGGCGCGGAGGTCTCGGCGTCGCCGCCGCCATCCGTCCCGCCCTCTTTGTTCGCCTCTCTCTCACGGACGCCTGACATGGCAGGAACGACCCTCAACATCACCGACGCCGGCCGCGCTGCGCTCATTGCCGGCGACCACACCGGCACCAACGCGCGCAAGGTCGTGCAGGTGGGCTTTGCCAACGCACCGTTCGACTTCAATGCAGGCCTGAAGGCGCTGCCGAACGAACTCAAGCGCGTGTCGACCATCGCCGGCGAGAACATCGCCGCGGACACCATCCACGTCACCATCCGCGACGACGGCGCCGACCAGTTCAAGCTGTACGGCTTCGGGCTGTACCTGGACAACGGCGTGCTGCTCGGCACGTACTGCCAGGCCACGCCCATCATGGAGAAGTCACCGGTGGCCATCCTGCTGCTGGCGGTCGACGTGGTCTTCAAGTCGCTCGATGTGACGGCGCTCACATTTGGCGAGGCGAATTTCACCAACCCGCCGGCGACGACGCAACGCCAGGGCGTGGTGGAGCTGGCCACCGACCAGGAGACGCAGGACGGCACGGACAATCAGCGCGCGGTCACGCCCGCGGGCCTCTCCGCCCGGACGGCGACGGAGACACGCTCGGGGCTGGTGCAGCTCGCCACGGATGCGGAGCTTGTGGCCGGCAAGGATGACGCCAAGGCTGTCACCGCAAAGAAGGTCGCCGCGCAGCTCGCCAAGAAAGCCGATCTGGCCGGATCGGGCAAGCAGGCCTTCGCCGTTGCCACGGCGACAGCAGACGAGCACGCGGTGCCGCTCGCGCAGGCTGACACCCGGTACGCGACGCCGGCGGCGGTCAAGGACGCCAAGGACACGGCCACCGATGCGCTGGCGACGGCCAAAGCCGCGTTGCCGAAATCGGGCGGCGAGATGACCGGCATCATCGACATGGTGGGTCCGTCGAACGAGCTGCGCTTCACCGACAACCAGCAGCCCATCACGCTGGGCCGCTTTCGCATGGTGTCGTCTGGCCGCTCGCTCATCCTCGATCGCAACACGGCGACCAACGGCAACTTCTCCACGTTCCTGCGCGTGCTGCAGGTCGACGGCATGGGCAACGCCACGCTGCCTGGCATGGTGACCGCCGGGGCCTTCAAGTCGCAGACGGGCGTGAACCTGCCGGCCTACAACAACGACGGCAAGGGCTTCCTGGAGTTCGGTGGCGACACCGTCATCTGGCGCATGTTCATGGCGGGGCCGACCGGCAACCTAGTCCTCGCCGGCTATAACTCCGATGGCACGAACCGAAATCAGCCCCTGTTCGTCAACTACACGACGGGACAAGTCGCGTTTTCTGCGCGGCCCACGTTCGATAGCGCGACGCCTTACGACACCAAGAACCTGATCAATCCGCTGACGGCTGAAGGCGGTGCGCTCACCGCCAACAAGGGTTTTACCTTCGGCGTGGGCTACGGGCGTTCCGCGCTGGTCGTCTCATCGAACGGCACGGATTCCATCGGCGGCGGCTTTGTCGACTGGAACGGCACGCGCACCCCGGCCCTGCAGATCGACTGCCCAGCCCCTACCGCCGCCTACATGGGCATCCGGTGGACGCAGTGGGGGCAACGCCACCTTGCAGCGATCGACTGCTATGCGGGTGGTAGCAATCTCTCGCAGCCATACGTCTCGTTTCATGTCGGGACCCTGCAGCACGCCCTCTCGATCAATGGAGCCGGCGAGCTGGTCACCAAAGGCGCGATCAAAGCCGGCGGAGATGGCGCCGTTCTGGCGACGAACGGCAACGTCTACATGTCGTGGGCCGGGCAGTGGCTCTCCGAGTACCTCACCAACCTGAACAACGGCAAAGCAGGCGCCGGTGCGCAGTGCCAGTGGGCCAGCGGCATTGCGGAATTCGGCTCCGTCCCGACCGGTGAATCCGGTGGTGCCGCCGACGTGCCGGCACCGTGGGTGCTGGTGGGCCTGCGCAACACCTTCTACCGCGTCTACCTGCGTGCCGTCTGGCTGCGCAACCAGTGATACCGACACCATGCTGACTCACGACGAACTGATCTTCTGCATCCAGCAGCAATACCCCCACGCGGTGCACGGCACCGACTTCTGGGTCTTCCACCTGGTCGACCAGGAGACCGGTGCCCAGCTATCGGATGCCCAGCTCTATGAATGGAAGCTCGCCACACCCGCGCCCTCGGCCGACGAGCTCAAAGCGCTGGTCAAACAGCACGGCGCGGCAGCCCGCGCCTTTGTAGTCGCGCGGGACGCGCGCATCGAGCGCGAGCGACGCCTCAAGGTCGCCGACACGCTGGTCTACAAGGCGATGGACACGGGCGACACGGAACGCATGCGCCTCGCTGGCCAGTACCGCCAGGCGCTGCGTGATGTGACGACGCTGCCGGGCTTCCCCGACGCGTTCGAGTGGCCGCAGGTGCCCGCAGGCCTCGCCGACCTGCTGCCGACCAACACCTAAACCTGCTGGCGGCTCCTTCTTGTTGTAGCGGCTTGCCGCACAACAGCGCGCGCGGGACATCCTCGCGCGCGCGCTGCATTCTTGGCCGGGACACATCCATCGTCGGACCCACCCGGAGGAATGCATGCCCACCGACTACCACCACGGCGTACGCGTCGTTGAAATCAACGAGGGCACTCGCCCCATTCGCACCATCGAGACCGCCGTGGTCGGCGTCGCTTGCACGGCCGATGATGCGGACATCGCCACCTTCCCGCTCGACAAACCGGTCCTGCTCACCAACGTGCAGGCCGCCATCGGCCGCGCCGGCACCAAGGGCACGCTGGCGCGCACGCTGCAGGCCATCGCCGACCAGACCAGCCCGCTGACCGTCGTGGTGCGCGTGGCCGAAGGCAAGGCCGAGAACGAGACCAACAGCAACCTCATCGGCACCACCACCGCCGAAGGGCGCTTTACGGGCCTCAAGGCGCTGTTGGCCGCCCGCAACCAGTTGGGCGTCACACCGCGCATTCTCGCGGTGCCCGGGCTCGATACGCTGCCGGTGGCCACCGAGCTGGTCAGCATCGCGCAGAAGCTGCGCGCGTTTGGTTACGTGAACGCCGCCGGCTGCGCCACCAAGGAAGAAGCGACCACCTACCGCCAGAATTTCTCGGCGCGTGAGCTGATGGTGCTCTGGCCGGAGTTCGTCGGCTGGGATACCGCCGCCAACGCCGAACAGACGCTGTGGGCCACCGCCCGCGCCGTGGGCCTGCGCGCGAAGATCGACAACGAGACCGGCTGGCACAAGACGCTCTCCAACGTGCCGGTCAACGGCGTGACGGGCCTCTCGCGCGATGTGTACTGGGACCTGCAGAACCCGGCCACCGATGCGGGCTATCTGAACTCGCACGATGTCACCACGCTGATCCGCCAGGAAGGCTTCCGCTTCTGGGGCTCGCGCACCTGCAGCAACGACAAGCTGTACGCGTTCGAGAACTACACGCGCACGGCACAGGTGCTGGCCGACACGATGGCCGAGGCGCACCTGTGGGCCATCGACAAGCCGATGACGCCAACGCTGGTGCGCGACATCGTGGCGGCCATCAACGCGAAGCTGCGCAACCTCGTGCGCAACGGCTACCTGCTCGGTGGCGAGGCCTGGTACGACCCGGCCGTCAACGACAAGGACTCGCTCAAGGCCGGGAAGCTCGCCATCGACTACGACTACACGCCGGTACCGCCTGTGGAAGACCTGACCTTCCGCCAGCGCATCACCGACCGGTATCTCATGCAGTTCGCTGACGCCGTGAAGGCGGCTTGAGCGGCCCACCATCCAAGGAATCCACATGGCACTCCCCCGCATCCTCAAGCACTTCAACGTCTTCACCGATGGCGTGACACACGCCGGCGAGGTCGAAGAAATCGACCTGCCCAAGCTCACCCGCAAGGTGGAGGAATACCGCGCCGGCGGCATGAACGGCCCGGTCGAGATCGACCTGGGCAACGACAAGCTGGAGCTCGAAACGACGTATGGCGGCCTGATGCGCGAAGTCCTGCAGCAGTACGGCACGACCACCATCGACGGCGCGATGCTGCGCTTCGCCGGCGCCTACCAGCGCGAAGACTCAGGCGAGGTCGACGCCGTGGAAATCATCGTGCGCGGCCGTCACACCGAAATCACCTTCGGCAAGGGCAAGGCGGGCAGCAAGGACCCCTTCAAGGTCAAGTCCTCGCTGACCTACTACAAGCTGACCGTCAACGGCGAAGAGTGGATCGAGATCGACCACGTGAACTTCATCGAGCGCGTGTTCGGCAAAGACCGCCTGGCCGACCAGCGCAAAGCCATCGGCCTCTGATCGCTTCACCACACTGCGGCCCGTCCGGTACGGGCCGTTCACCCTGACTTCCCCTTCTCAAAGCCAAGACCACCATGGACCAACAGACCACCACCATCACCCTGGACAGCCCCCTCAAGCGCGGCGAGCAGGACATTGCCGTCGTCACGGTGCGCAAGCCCGGCTCGGGCGAGCTGCGAGGCGTAAGCCTCATGGACCTGATGCGCATGGATGTGACCGCACTGCACACGGTGCTGCCGCGCATCACCACGCCGACACTCACCACGGCCGACGTGAGCAAGCTGGACCCGGCCGACCTGGTGAAGCTCGCCAGCGAGGTGACGGGTTTTTTGCTGCCGAAGGAAGCCAAGGAGGACGGCTACCCGACCGAATCGAAGACGCCGCAGCCGACGTTGCAGTGATGTTCGGTTTCCGCCTGGAGGAGCTGTACGCCATGGGCGTCATGGAGCTGATGGAGTGGCGCGAACGCGCCCGCGAGCGTAGCGAGGCCCAGGAATGAGCGACGCACGCCGCCTGCGCCTGGAGGTCGTCCTGCAGGCCGTGGATAAAGCCACGCGGCCGGTGCGCGACCTGCTCAAGGCAAACAACGAGCTGGCCCGCTCGATGAAGGCCACGCGCGACCACATGAAGGCGCTGGAGCGTGCGCAGGGCCTGACCGAGCAGTTCGGCAAGCTGCGCGGCAGCATCCGCGAGACCACCACGGCGCTGCGGGAAGCGCGCGAGCGTGTGGGCCGGCTCACCCAGGCGGTGCAGGCGGCCGACTCGCCCAGCGGTCGGCTGACGCAAAACCTCGGCAAAGCCACGGCGGAGGCCGAACGGCTGACCCGGAAGTTCCAAGCGCAGCGCGCCGAGCTCGTGGAGGTCCGCCAGCGCCTGCAGGACGCCGGGCGCGGCACCCAGACCATGGCGCAGTACCAGGAACAGCTACGGACGGCGACAGCCGCCGCCACGCACGCCCTGGCTGACCAGGACGCGCGCCTGAAGGCCCACAACGCCCGGGCGCGCGCCCAGGCGGCCACCCAGCAGACTGCAGACAAGATCCGCGCTCGCGCCGGCAGCCTGGCCGCCGCCGGCGCGGGTGCGTCGGTGGCCGGCATGGCAACCGGTGCCCCGATCTGGAAGGGTATCGGTGAATCGAAGCACTACGAGCTGGAGAAAGCGCGCATCGGTGCGCTGGGCCTGGGCGACGCCGCGACCCAGGAATCGATCACGTTCGCCAAGCAGATGAAGGCCTACGGCGTGAGCCAGGTCGACAAGGCCGAGCTGATGCGCGATGCCTTGTCGGTGTTTGCCGATGCGCACCACGCGGAGATGGTGCTGCCGACGCTCGCCAAAATGAAGTTCGCCAACAAGGCGGTCTTCGGCCAGGCGCAGGGCGAAGACAACGAGCGCATGTTCCTGGACCTGCTCAAGGTCGTGGAGCTGCGCGGCGGCCTCTCCAGTCCTGCAGAGTTCAAGAAGCAAGCGGACATGATCCAGCGCGTCATCACCGCCACGGGCGGCCGCGTGCAGTCGGACCAGTGGCTGCAGGTCATCAAGCGCGGAGGCCTCGCCGCCAAGGGCATGGAAAGCGAATCGTTCTTCTACGCCCTGGAGCCGCTGGTGCAGGAAATGGGCGGCAACACGGTTGGCACGGCCATGATGAGCGCCTACCAGAACCTGTACCAGGGCAAGACCACCAAGCGCACGCTTGGTAACCTGGACCGGCTGGGCCTCATTGCCGATCGCACCAAGGTGAAAGAAGACAAGGCCGGTCAGGTCTCGTTCATGGACCCGGGCGCCCTCAAGGGCGCGGATGTGTTCCGTAAGAGCCAGTTCGAGTGGCTGGAAACGGTGCTGCTACCGACGCTCGCGGAGAAGGGCATTACGGGTAAGGACCAGGTGCTCGACGCCATTGGCGGCATCTTCTCCAACCGCACGGCGTCCAACCTCATGGCCCAGATGTACCTGCAACGCGACCAGATTCACAAGAACATGCGCCTCAATAGGGGCGCGGACAGCATTGATCAGCTCGACGCCCGGGCCAAGGCCTTGCCGCAGGGCAAGGAAGCGGAAACGCTCGCGAAGGTCCACGACCTGCAGAAAGAGATCGGGGAGAAGGTGCTGCCGCTGTACGCCAGCGCCCTGGAGTGGGTCGCCAAGGCGGCGGACGGTGTGATGAAGTTCATGCAGGAGAACCCGGGCCTGGCCAAGGCGATGGCCATCGGCGTGGGCACTCTGGCGGCTGCCCTGCTCATCCTCGGCCCGATCATGCTGTCCATTGCCTCGGTGCTGGGTCCGTACGCCATGCTGGTGCTGATCATGGGCAAGGTGGGTGGCGTGGGCGGCTTGCTGTCGGGCGTCCTGCAGGGGCTGGCTACTGCCTTCACGTGGGTGATGCGCGCGGTCGGCCTGCTGGGGCGTGCGTTGCTGATGAACCCCATCGGCCTGGCGGTGACGGCCATTGCCGTGGCGGCTTACCTGATCTACGAATACTGGGAGCCGATCAAGGGCTTCTTCCTGGGCCTTTGGAACCAGGTCAAGGAGGCGTTCAACGGCGGCATCGTCGGCGTGGGTGCGCTATTGATCAACTGGTCGCCACTGGGCCTCTTCCACGCAGCCTTTGCCACCGTGCTGCAGTGGTTCGGGATCGACGTACCCACCAAGTTCACCGAGTTCGGCACCAACATGATTCAGGGCCTGGCCAACGGCATCAAGGGCGCCATTGGCTGGGTGGTGGATGCGGTGAGCGGTGTGGCCGATCGCACCATTGGGCTCTTCAAGGAAAAGCTCGGCATTCATTCCCCGAGCCGCGTGTTTGCCGCACTGGGTGGCTTCACCATGGCGGGCCTGCAGGAGGGGCTTGCCGATGGCGAGGCCGGCCCGCTCGGCACCGTGCAGCGCATGGCGACGAAGCTGGCCGGCATTGGCGCCGGCATTGCGATCGGCGGCACGTCCGCGATCGCCGCGCCCGTGTCGTTTGACACCCGGCCGCCGCTGACTGCCAGCGTGGGCGCTACCGTTGCGCCGGCGGCCGCGGCGCCCATCACCATCAACATCTACCCGGCCGCCGGCGCTGATCCGCAGGCCATTGCACGCGCAGTAAAGGACGAGCTGCGCAAGATCGAGAACCAGAACGCAGCGCGTGCGCGCTCGCGTCTCTCTGACAGGGATTGACGACATGATGATGGCGCTGGGGCTGTTCGTGTTCAGCCTGGACACGGCCCCGTATTCCGAGTTTCAACGCCAGGTCGGCTGGCGCCACCCGGGCAATGCCCGCGTCGGGCGCCGGCCGTCGCACCAGTACACCGGCCCGGACGATGAGACCATCACGCTGTCCGGCCGGCTCATGTCCGAGCTGACCGGCGGCGACCTGACGCTTGCTGTGCTGGAGCTCATGGGCGACACGGGCGACGCGTACACCCTCATCGAAGGCACCGGGCGCTACTACGGCCAGTACGTCATCGATAGCCTGGACACGAAGAAGTCGTACTTCTTCCAGGACGGCAAGGCCCGCGCGTGCGACTTCACCGTGAAGCTCACGCGCGTGGACGACGGCCTGTTGTCCAAGATCGCCTCCGCCGTGACCAAGGTGCTGCTGTGATTGAAGACCTTCTTACGGGCGGCCGCGAGCCGCGTCCGATCTATCGGTTATCGAAGGGTGGCAAAGACATCACCGGCGCTTTCCAGGGGCGGTTGATCGAGCTCACGCTCACCGACAACTGCGGCTTTGAGGCGGACCAGCTTGACATCGAGCTGGACGACAGCGACGGCATGCTGGCCATGCCCGAGAAAGGCGTGCGCCTGTCGCTCTCGCTTGGCTGGGCACATAGCGGCGTGGTGGACAAAGGCACCTACAAGGTGGACGAGATCGGGCACACCGGCCCGCCCGATCGCCTCATCATCCGCGCACGCAGTGCGGAGCTCGATGGCGGCCTTACCACCCGACGAGACAACTCCTACGTCGGCAAGACCATCAGCCAGGTGGTGCAGGCGATCGCCCTGCGCAACAAGTTCACGTGGCTGGTCGGCAAGAAGCTGGCCGACCAGGTGATTGCGCACGTCGACCAGACTGGCGAGTCGGACGCCAACTTCCTGTCGCGCCTGGCGAAGGAGTTCGACGCGATCGCCACCGTGAAGAACGGCACGCTGCTCTTCATCCCCGCCGGCGAGCCGACCAGCGCTTCGGGGCTCACGCTGCCAGTGGTGAACATCACGCGCGCCTCGGGTGACCGGCACAACTTCAACATCGCCGACCGCGAGAACTACAACGGCGTGAAGGCCTACTACCAGGACACGCGCGCCGGCGTGCGTGGTGAAGTGGTCATCGATGCCTCCAACGCCACCATCGTCAAAGAGAAGCCCACGCCCAAGGGCAAGAAGAAGTCCGAGACCGTGCACTCCGATCCGAACCCGGACAACGTGAAGGTGTTGCGCCACACCTATGCGTCGAAGTCCAACGCCGAGCGGGCAGCGCGCGGCGAATGGCGCAAGATTCAACGCGGGCAGGCCACCTTCACCATGACGCTGGCGCGTGGCCGTGCGGAACTGTTTCCGTCTTTGCACGTGAAGGTGAGCGGTTGGAAACCGCCGATCGACAACACGGCGTGGTCACTTGGGCGCGTCGTGCACCGCCTGAACAGCGGCGGCTTTACGACCGATCTGGAGCTGGAGATCAAGCCGGACAAGCTGGAAGAATCGGGTACGGTCGGCCAATCCTGATTGCAGTGCGGGGCATGTTGTTGTGCGCCCGCGCCCTACAACAAGGCTTGCGTGCGCTTTGCGCGCGTACGGGGCATTCTGCGGGTCAACCTTGATGCGCTTGGCCGTCGATCGGCCAGGGCGTAGAGAGGGGCCTCGCAAGGGGCACGTCGGCATCGAGCCGACGACGGAGAAAAAGACGCGGCGACGAGGAAGGTGTAGGAGCACCAACCCCGACCCGCTCTAGCAGATCGGACCTGCCAGACCGGCCAGGGCCGCGCCACCTCGCGAGGCGCCGGCATCCTAGCACAGCAGGAACAGCCACAAATGCAGGACATCCGTTGCGGGCAATGCAACCGCAAACTCGGCGCAGGTGAATACGTGCGCCTTTCCATCAAATGCCCCCGCTGTGGGGCATTGAACGTTTTGAGGGCCGAGCGCCCCACACCAGAGAGCCGTCGAGCTTCGCACAGTGGAGAACCCACCCATGACGAACGCTCACGCACAGGCGCCGTTCAACCAACTACACCGTGAGAACGCCATCGACGTGCTCCGGGCCTTGCCCGATGCGTCGGTGGATCTGTTCTTCACCGATCCGCCTTACTCGTCGGGCGGCTTGCACGCCGGCACACGTGCACAGGCGCCAGGCCAGAAGTACATCCGCAGCGACACCAAAACGCAGTACGCCACCTTCGGCCATGACAACAAGGATCAGCGCTCGTGGACCTTCTGGTGCATGACCTGGCTCGCAGAGGCGTATCGCGCCACCAAGGACGGCGGCTATCTCGCATGCTTCATCGACTGGCGCCAGTTACCGAGCCTCACCGATGCGATCCAGGGCGCGGGTTTCATCTGGCGTGGTGTCGCTGTCTGGGACAAGACGGCTGGCCGCGCCCGTCCGCGCATGGGCGGCTTCTCGCAGCAGGCCGAGTTCCTGGTGTGGGCGACCAAGGGCGCCATTCCGCCAGGCAGCAAGACCCACCTGCCAGGCGTGTTTGCGGAACGCCTGGCGTTTCCGAAGCAACACATGACGGAGAAACCGTTGGACCTAGCGCGTGAGGTGGTGCGCCTGGTGCCGCCCGGCAGTGTGGTGTGCGATCCGTTTGCAGGGTCAGGCACGTTCCTGGTGGCGGCGAAGGAAGCCGGCCACCAATGGGTTGGGTCCGAGTTGGAGCTTGCGTATTACGAGCTGGCATTGCGCCGCTTGGCGGCTTCGTCTGCTGGTTCCCAAAATGCAACACCACCCGTCGAAGGGGGGGCACAGACGTAGAGCTGGCTATCCGCCATCCGAGCGACACCTCCGGGTGAGTGCGCCTTGCCCTCGTGATGACACAGGCTTCCTTGGATGGCGAGGGCAGGGTCTGCGGCTGGACCGCCCACGATCGCGACGCATATGGCGACGGCAGACGCCAGCAGCGCCAACGCGCCGGTGAAAACCAGCCACCGGCGCAGGCGTGTCTGCTGTTGTTGTGCGATGGCGCAGCTTGAGCACTGCGCCAGTCGATTCATACGGCCTTCCATAGTGAGGGACCTGGCATCGTTCATTGCGGCGCCGTGGTGGTGAATGTTGATCACGTTGCTCATCTGGTTGTTGGCTGTCGCCCCGTCATGCGTGGCGTCGCCTGCAACAACCTGACCTGCATCCCCCTCAACTGATATTTGCTTCTCTTGCATCGGCAGATGTTGTTTTTGACCGCCCCGTGGCCGGGCGCTAGATGCCACCTGCAAGAACGCTCCCCATTTAGACCGGCACGCAGTTCTTTATTTTTAGCGTACCTCACACTCCTTAACTGTCGCCCTTCCCAAACAAGTAGCCGAGTGCGAGCGTGATGATTGGCGTAAAAACAGACCAAACATCTTTGAAGCTGAACGGTGACTCACTAGTAGCGAAGGCCGAATAAAAGACAACGCACAGAGAGAACACTCCCCCAGCCAAGAACGACCATCCTATCGTTCGATAAACGATTGAATTTTTTGCGTGTGATCCGCTGCCGATTTGCTCAGCAATTTTTCCTGTTACGAACCTGCTCTCGGGTTCGGCGCGACCAATTGCCATTTGAATCGGCGCACGAATTTCTGCAATCGGAGGTTGTTCGACCTCAGAGTCTTTGTCGCCATCACTCATGGTTACGCTGCGCCCAATAGGAAAGTGTAGTGGACAGTCCGCGGACCAGTCGGCTGGAAAGCGTAGACGCTGAAAGCTACGTAGAGCTTTCGCCCTTTCAATGTTCCGATTTCAATCGGTGCATTTGTTCCGGAGCCGATGCTGTTGCTGAAGTTCCACATCGTTAGCTTTAGACGTGAAGGCCCTTCAGGATTGCCTTCAATTCGAGCGGGGTTTCCATCATTTGAAAACTGCACTTCAACAATGAGAGGACCCTCAAGCTTGAAAGTGAGACCGCTTGAGTCTGCGGTAATAACAGTGCCGGCGGCTAGCACGTCATAGCCGCCGGTGGAGATTTGCACCACCGACCCGCTGGACACGGCAATCGTTCCGAATGAACTCATAAGTGTTCCTTTTTCATAGATCCAAAATAAGAAGCTTCGAGCCACGTCATTGGTGATTCGATAAGCTACCTGCGCGACTTCTTCGGTCCCTTCCGCATGTCGATGTGGCTGGGGCCCGTATGGTCACCGTCAATGTATTGGCCGACTTCGCCTTGGACTTTGATCGAAGTGTTGGTTTGGGGCTGCATGCCACCAATGAGTGCGAGCACCCCAGCGCGGCCGCGCGCATCGAGGCGGCGGTATCCCGACAGGACCATTTCCTCTTCCGGCGCCAGCAGATCCGGCACGCGACGCCCCACAGCGACATAGAGCGGGTCGACCCCTGCCTCTGCCCACGCGACCAACGCGTTCAGATCGGGTATGCGGTCGCCCTGCAGATAGCTGGTGTACGTCGACGGTGCAACGTTGCCAGCTTCCGCCATTTGCCCCTTCTTCAGACCAAGGCGGCTGCGCTCCTCTTCAAGTCGGTCGCCAAAGCTAGAATTCGGCATCTCGAAATTTCCTTGTATTTCTTCGCGTTCGCGAAGATAATCATTGTGAATCCACCTGACTCACAAACCGATTATCGCCCATGACCACTGCCGAATCCCTGCGGGAGCGCTGTCCAAATGGTGCTCGCTCGCGCGTGTTGGTGAACCTGAAGCCCGAAGAGATGGCAGACCTGAAAGCGCGGGCAGAGAGGGAGGGCAGGACCTACTCCAACTTGGCCCGCCTACTCATCATCCGCAGCATGAGGGCAGATCGAGACTCCTGCCCCTCCACCGCCACGTGACCGCACTTACACAAAGCGAGACAGACATGTATCCCGATCCGAAACGGGTGCGCGACCACCGCATCACTATTCGCCTTGACGACTACGAGTTTGCTTTCCTTATCTCGCTCGCAAACCTCGTTGGTGAACAGCCTGCAGCGCTCGCGCGCCGCGTTCTGTTCAAGGAAGCCGCACAAATGCTCGCCAGTGATTCCACTGTAGAGCGACACCACGCCTGATCGAAGGCGCCAAAGAGCCGCTGGAAAGATGCCGGAAATCGATATCGGCTTTACCGACGAAGACTTACAAGCGCTAGAGAACGTGCGGCGGCAGCAGGGCCTGGAGACATTGCAGCAAGCCGCCGAGTGGCTTGTGAAAGCGTCGATAAGGCGTGCCGCCGAACGGATGACAGGCAAACGCCGCTCACTTCAGCTCGTATCACCGGAGAACACGCAATGAAACTCACCTGCCCACACTGCGCTGCGCGCATGCAAATTCGCACCAGCCGCCCCGTGTCGCTGCTGTCGCGTGAACTGTATCTCCAATGCCCCAACGTGGAGTGCGCTTACACCTGCGCCGCAATCCTGTCTGCTGTTCGCACCATCGCGCCCAGCATGAAGCCGAACCCGCAGGCGTATCTGCCTGCCGGCCGCTCTCGTCTCTTCGCCGAAAACCCCCGCCAGCTCGAACTGCTGACCGGCTGACGGCACCTCTCTAACCCCTTATCCCCTCGCGTCTGCTTTCGCGCCTTTCTAGGCGCGGGGGGCTTCTTTTGCCTGAAAAAAGGAGTCACGCATGTCTTCTCTCACTACAACGCTTTGCGCTGCGGCCAGCATCGAGGTGGGACCGGTTCAGTTTCGTCGACACGAAATCGTGATTGGTGCGCCATATGTCTACGCCACGCAGCGGCTGTCTGTCAGGCTTCACGACGGCAACCACATCGAGCTGTGCTTTCACCTTGAAGAAGGCGCCGCGTCACTCGCGGCTGGCGAAACCGTTGCGTTTCCGGCTGTCGACGAGGTGCCGGCATGAAACCGTTCATCGTCCGCGTTGCTGCCAATGGGCACCACCTGACCGTTCACACCATCGCCGCCTCCAGCATCGACGCGCTGATGCGCGTGCTTGGCGCGCTTGAATCCCAGGGAGTGGTTGCATGCAGCGGTGCCGCGCGGCCACTCGGGAGGGCCGCGTGATGCTCGCGTTCATCGTCAATCTTTGGATGCTCCTGACGGCGTTCGTCGCCGTCGCACTGCAGAACTACGGCCCGCGCACGCATCGTTGGGGAGCACTCGCCGGCCTGCTTGGCCAGCCCGCGTGGCTTTACCTAACGCATGTGACTGGCGAACCGGGCATGTTCACCGCGTCGCTGTTCTTCACCGTTTGCTACTGCACCGGCGTATGGCGCGGTTTCTTCGCGCGGAGCTGAAGCCATGTCCAGACCCGTAGTCACGGAAGCGGACATCCGATGGATGCACAACTTCCTGTGCCTGACCACGCCGTTTGACGCGATGCCGCCCGCGCTTCGCCAGGCCGTCGAATCCGCAGCCGCTGCCCTGTTGCCGCGCCTGCGCCAACGTCTTTCCCGACTTCCTCCCGTCGACTTCAAACGCCGCGCTGCCGGCGACCTGGACGACTGATCTTCATAGAGACAAGACCATGAAAACAACCATCACCTTCAACCTCGACACCGACCGCCTGCAGAGCTACACCGACGAGTACATCGCTGCGCTTTGGCATATCGCCCAGGTCAACCCCGTGCCCCACGCTGACCACGACGCCGGCGTGCTCGTCGAGCACATCGGCCGCGAAATCATTCTGCGCTGGATGCGTGGCGTCCCCGTGCCGGTCTGGGACCATCAGGGCCGCGATTACTACCACCGCCAGCTCACGCGATTTGCGCGTTGGAACGGCATGGATTGGGTGGCGGACGCGGCGGTGCAGCCCACCGTCCCGGAGATCCTTTAAGGCGGTCGAAGCATGGCAACCATTGAAGAACTGAAACAACGCATCGACCTGCACGACCTGGCCGAGCGGCTGGGCATCAAGCGCGGCCCCGGCGGCGACAAGGCGCTCTATCACTCACCGCTGCACGCCGACAAGAACCCGTCGCTGTCGATCTTCGTCAACCACCCAACGCACGGCACCGGCTGGAAAGACCACAGCTCTGGCGAAGGCGGCACCTGCATCGACCTGGTGATGCTGGTGCACGGCTGCGACGTGTCGGAGGCAGTGAAGTGGCTGCACGACGCCTACGCCATTCCGCGTGACGTGCCCGCAGGCCAGCAGGAACGCCGGGAGAAGTCCAAGGCGGAGTACATCGCCGATCGCTGCCACGCCGACCGCGAGCATGCGCGCGAGTACTTGAAGAGCCGCGGCATTTCGGATGCGGCCATCGATGCCGCGTTCCGTGCCCGCACGCTGGGTTACAACGCCTGGACGAGCTCACGCCTACAGCCGGGCGAAGTCGGCTACGGCGGGCCTGCGGCCGCGTTCATCGTCAAGTCGCTCAACACCAGCCAGGTGGTGGCCGTCGACATGCGCTACCTGGACCCCGCGCAGAACGGCAACGTCAAGACGCAGAGCCAGGGCGAGAAGAACGGGCACGGCTGGACCTCCGACCCGGCACGCCTGGCGCGCGCTCGCCGTGTGTTCCTGGTCGAATCCGCTATCAACGCGCTCTCGATCGACACGTGCGGCCTGCCGGGCGCAGCGGCGTTCGCGCTGCGCGGTCTGTCCAACGTCGACGGCATCGACTTCTCGTTCCTGCAGGGCAAGCAGTGCGTCATCTGCATGGACAACGATGCGCCGTTTGAGAGCGGGCACCCGCGCGCTGGCCAACGCCCCGGCCCCGAGGCCGCATGGGTGCTGTATGAACGCCTGACCGCGTTAAACATCAGCGCAATGCTGGTTGATCAATCCGAATGGGTGCGGGGGCTGAACGACGACAAGACGTCGGCCGAGTCGATCAACGACGTGAACGACTACCTGCAAGAATACGGGGTTGAGCGGCTTGCCCGGGCACTGGACAAGTTCGAGCCGTGGATCATCGCCGGCATGGCGGGCGATGAGACGCGTCGCGGCCGACCGCGCGTCTACCTGCCGGCGCATGACTTCGCACAGTACTGGCGCTTCCGTGTGAAGCCGGATTTCACCAGCTACATCACCAAGATGGACCGCCAGGGCGAGGGTGACGTGGAAACGCCGGTGTACACCGACCTCTGCGGCTTTCGCGTTGCGTCGATCAGCCGCGTATCGGTGGCCAGCGCCACGTCGACCATGACGGGCGATCCCGACCAGTCGCCCACGGTGTATTTCGCTGTCTCGGTGCAGGCGCCGCGCCACGGTGCGAAGCTGATCCGCCGCGTGATGATGGACGACCAGCTCCACAACACCGACCTGTGGGGCAAGTTCGGCCCGATCTGGGCACCGGCGCCGTTCAAGCGCATGGTCAACATTCTGGAGCGCACGGCCGACCTCGGCGCGCGTGACGCGGCCAACTTTGTCGGCTTGGCCTGGCGCGATGGCCGGCTGATCGTCAACGAGGGGCCGGACTGCTATTTCACCGAGCCCGAGAAGCAGTGCCCGTACCACAACCTCACCTTCCCCAGCGGCCCGAAGCAGGACGCCCGCACGGTGCTGGAGGCCTTCCAGGCGACGTTTAAGCAGAACGCCGCCACCGTCCCCCTGGTGTGGGCGCTCGGAGGCCACCTGAAGGCGTTGTTGGGCTTCTGGCCGCACATGACCGTGCAGGCCGACAAGGGCGCCGGCAAATCGACGCTCATCAAGCGCCTGGAGCGCGCGCTGGCCTTCACGATGTTCTCGGGCCAAAGCCTGCAGACCGAGTTCCGGCTGCTCACCAGCGTCTCGCACACCAGCCACCCCGTGGGCTGGGAAGAGCTGTCCGCCCGCCGGCAGGAGATCATCGACAAGGCCGTGGGCCTGCTGCAGGAGAACTATCAGTACACCGTCACCAAACGCGGCACCGACATGACGGAATACCTGATCAGCGCGCCCGTGATGCTGGCCGGTGAAGACGTGCCCGTGCGCAGCCTGCTCGGCAAGCTGGTGCGCACCACGCTCACCGGCAAGAAGGGGCCGATCATGCCCGACGACCTGCCGCGCTTCCCTGTGAAGCAGTGGCTGCAGTTCCTGGCCAGCCTGGACAAGGCCGTGGTCCTGGCCGAGTACCGGAAGATCCACGCCTACTGCACGCGCATGGCGCGAGCCTCGGGCCAGGACGAGGGCGCCAAGCGGATGCTGACCAACTATGCGGCAGTCATGACGGCCTGGTACTACCTGGCCGAGTTCGCTGGCATCCATCACAGCGCCGGCAACTTCATCAACGACCTGCTGGCCGAAATGAACACGCACATCGCTGAAACCAGCGCCGACCGCGAGCCCTGGGTGTGGATCATGGAGACCGCGCTGTCGGAGGTGGACGCCGGCAAGTTCTCGTTCCCGCACGCCTTTGACACCGTGGAGGGCGAGCGCTGCATTCTGCTGCGCACCAGCCACATCATGGACCACATCGCACACAGCAACCCGCTGCGTGAGAAGTGGAACAGCCTGCCGGTGAAGTCCGACCGCGTGTTCAAGAAGCAGCTCTACGGCGCCGGCGTGGTCGCAGGTGAGAAGGAAGTCGAGCGCACCATCTTCAGCCGTCGCGTGGCGCACCTGACGCCGATTTCGCTCACACGCCTGGCGGGCTACGGCCTGTCGGTCGCGGTTCGGGAGGATGCCCATGTCCATGCCTGATACCACCATGCTGGCCACCGTACCTTCCCCGTTCCATGCGGCCGCAGGCCGCTTCGTCAACTGCGCCCTGGCGCACTTCAGTCTGCTGGCCTACGGCCGCGTAGTGGCCGTGCCTGGCGCCCACGGTGTGCCGCACGGCAGCGTCCTGCAGGTGACGGGGCACGGCGCCGGCGGCGACCTGGTTGCTGTCTCCCCCGTACCCCCTTCAAGAGAGAGCCGGCCGGGAGCCTTCGGCCAGGCGCTGGAAGCGAGGGGCGTGCATAGCTTTTTCCAATGGGGGGGCACGGGCAGCGCAGAAGCCCCGTGGAAATCGGGCCTCGGTCGCGCTAAGTCCTTGATTCTGGAAGCGATGCCGCCCACAAGTCGGGGGCGATTTTCCACAGGTTGCGGTTGTTTCTCCACGGGTCGCGATTCGGCCGCTTGCCCCGCCGCCCCTTCTTTCTCTCTCTCTAAATCATTGAAAGAGAAGAAGAAAGAACGGGGAGAGAAGCAGGCAGGGCGCGCGCAAGGGCATCCACGGGTTGAGGGCGTTTTTCCACGGGTTCGGACCCCTGCCTATTTTTTCATCCACGGATTCCACAGGTCAGAAGCGCCCAACACGTGGAAACCTGTGGACGGAAAGCGCCGCGAAATCAATGGGTTAGTTCTTCGCGAATGTGAATCCACAGGTCCACAGGTTGCAATGCGTGTGGTCCCCTCGCGCGGCTTGAGACGGGGGCGGACATGACGGGAATAGGCACCACGATCGACCTGGGCGCGGCTGCAAAGCTGTTGGGCGCCCATCCGGAGACCGTGCGACTCAAGGCAAAGGCTGGCGAGTTGCCCGGGCGCAAAGTGGGTAAGCGATGGATGTTTTCGACCATTGCCCTCGAACGTTACCTCGCCGGAGAATGGGTCCCGCGAGTTGTGCAGGGCGAACAGGCAAAGGAAGGTGAGCCATGTCGCTCTTCAAACGTAAAGGCAGTAGCAACTGGTATTACAAGCTGTACCCCCCTGGAGGCGGCACGCCGCTACAGGGCAGCACTGGAACCTGCGACCGCGCGCAGGCCCAGGAGTACCACGACCGCCTAAAGGTGGATCTGTGGAATCAGGCGAAGCTCGGGCAACGCCCGCGCTACACCTGGAACGACGCTGTGGTGCGATACGTGGAGGCACGGGCCGACCGCTCCAGCATCGAGACCACGAAGACGCATCTGCGCTGGCTTGATCGCCGCCTCTCAGGTGTCGAGCTGGCCGCGATCGGGTTGGATCGGATCGAAACGATTGCTGCCGCGAAGCGCGCCGAACGGCGCATCGTGAAGACGCGGGACGGGGTGAAGGAGCTGCCCGGTACGGTCAGCGTCGGCACCGTGCGACGGGTGGTGGGCGTGCTGGTGGCTGTGCTGAATGCTGCGGCGGAATGGGGGTGGATCGACGCGGCCCCCAAGATGAAGCGGCGAAAAGGCACGGCGAAGCGCATCCGTTGGCTGACGCCAGCGGAGGCGGAACGGTTGCTGGGCGAGTTGCCCGACCATCTGGCCGAGATGGCGCGTTTTTCCCTGGAGACTGGGCTGCGGCGTGCCAACGTGACGGGCCTGCAGTGGTCGCAAGTAGACCTGGTGCGCCGGGTCGCCTGGATTCATCCCGACCAAGCGAAGGCGCGCAAGGCCATCACCGTGCCGCTGTCGGAAACCGCTGTGGCGATCTTGCGACGGCAGTTTCCGAAGCCCCGATTGCCCGAACACGTGGACAGCGTGTTCGTGTACCGGGGCGCGCCGGTGTACCAGACCGTCACGGCGGCCTGGCGCAAGGCGCTGGCGCGGGCGCAGATCAGCAACTTCCGTTGGCACGATCTGCGCCACACGTGGGCGAGCTGGCACGTGCAACGCGGCACGCCGCTGCAGGTGCTGAAGGAGCTGGGTGGGTGGGAAACGATGGAGATGGTGCAGCGGTATGCCCACCTGTCGGCCGGCCACCTGGCGCAGTGGGTGGTGCCGCTTACCGAGACGCCGGAACAGGCGCCGGAGCTGAAGGTAGCTGCAATTTAG